CCATGTGCTTTGGCAAGATCTTGCAGGCTTTTGAGTTCCCCAAATGACATGTGGACCAGCACGTTGTCTGGCCCACGACCCTTGGATTCAAGGTGTTTAGCGGCAATTTGAAGGCTCATCGGGGCCTCACGGAAAGGGGGTTAATTGAGTCTATCATGGGGCTAGCGCAGATACAAACGAAAGCGTTGCCACCACGGACGGAATTGCTGGGTGAGCAAACGGGACGGTTTGGGCGGGGGAGGCGTCAAAAGTCACTGCCACATTGTTCACCGCCGCCCACATTTCAATGGTGTCGCTGGCCTGCGCTTGAACATAGAAGTTACACGCGGCAATCACAAAACCGTCAACACCGCCGTGACGAGAAATTACGTCAAATTTACTAGCTGTACCGGGTACGTCCACGTTATTGATCCGCAGCCAAATCCACGCGGTGTGGATTTGAGTATCAGAGTTTCTAAGCTGGACGCTGAACTGGTAGTTATATATGCCGGATTGCTCGACGGAAATCCCGTCCGTACCATCATTGGTACACCCATTTAAGAAATCATTCGTATCAAACGTAATCTGTGTGGCGGTATCAACCGTGAACGTTTTGTTCGTCGTGCGCTGAATGGCAGCGTAGGGGAAGTTCAGATACTGCCCGCCCCGCAGGCCGATCAAGTTGTTGACGTTGCCACCAAGCTGGTTGAAGTACAGACGCAGCACATCACTGTGCTGGTCATGGAACCGCCGTTCGTAGTCGGTCGGCGCTGTAGGCAGGCGCGGCGGGGCAACTTGGTTAAGTAGAGGCATACGGGTTATTACCTACGACCGTCCGGACGCACATCGATGGACGGCACACCCAGTTGCCAGTTCACACCCAGCCCATCGGAGCTAACCTTGAAGGCCATCTGCCGCCCACGGATGCGGGTGTAAATGATCTGAGTGAACTGCTGCACCGTGTAGTTGCGCTGCCCTTGATAATTCTGCGTGCTGGTGACTGTCGGGGTATCTGCTGCGCTGTAGTCAGAGCCGGGGTTCTGGCGCGGGCGCAGTGTGAACGTGACCTGCGGGTTATTGACGTAGGAGCCATCGAACGTGATGTCAGGCACCATGCGCCACGCGAAGCCGTAGTTGTGCCCGTCACCGATGTTGAAGTCGGCAGACTGGATGTAAGAACTGATCGGGCTGGGCGGGTTGGTGGTGCCGTCGTCCACGCCGTTCTCGTGGTAGATCAACAGCCCGTTGTATCCTGTGGCCGACGGATAGTCGCGCAAGGGTGTATCCAGCCATGCCGTACGCTGTAAATTGCCGTAGCTCCAGATGCGCTCAAGGTGGTTATAGACGACGTAGCGGTCAATGACCGTGGAGTTGGCCGAGCAGTAGAACCACCAGATTTCGTTGTAGCCCTCGTTGGTGCCTGCAAAGAACTGATACTGCTGTTGAAGATTGATATCGCCAAAGATGTATTGGCGCAGCGGGCAATACAGCGTCTCCACACGCCCGGAGTACATGTAGAACTTATCCAGCCCCATCCAGTACGTGATGTTGGCTGCGGTGGCTGCGGCGTTGGGACTGGCAATAGAGGTGTTGGAGCCCAGAATCTGGAAGCCCCAGACGAAAGGCGGGCCAAGGTACTGCATGGAGTAAATGGCTGCGTCAGTCCAGACCAGAATCTCCTGCCGGGTCTGTAGATGCGCCACGATGCTGGAACCCGTGGAGAGGCGGTAGCTGCCCGCTTGATTGGTGGCAGCAGGGTTCCACACAGCGTAATCTTCCTGGTCTGACCAACGAATTAGCAAAGGGTCCAGCGCAGCACTACCGTAGTCGTTGCAGCCAAACGCAATCACAAACCGCGAAGCGTCAGATACCGTAACGGCGTTGCAGATGGTGGGGCAACCGGAGTCCGTTTGGTAAGCCCCAGCACTCGATGGAGAAAGCACTACCGCCCGGTCGTAAATCAGTGGGTTTGCGTTGACCTTCCACAGATACAGCGCCCCGCCACGGGGGTTGATGATCAGGTCTTGACCGTAGTTAGTCTGACTCCAAAGGCGAAGCTGCGCTGCCACACCAGACGTAGCGGATTGCCCCCAGCCCGTCGCGTTGCTGTACTGGTTAACGACATCGCCGGAGTTGTGTGCTACGGCGGTACTGCCGACGCCGCGCGTGCAACCGGTAAAAGTCGTAGGCGTGATGCCCGAATAAGTGATGTATTCACCATTAATACCAATAGCGTCCGTGGCCGTAAAGCCCGTCGTGGACACCACGTTGATGGTCGTGGCGCTGCTGTTTAAAGCGCCATTAAGTGTGGTCTGCGCGGCAACCGTTACTGTGCCGCCCCAGCCACCAGCACCCCAGCCCGTGAGCGTCGTGAAAATCTCCTGACCAATTCCAAGCTGATATGCAAATGTCGCGGCACCCGTGGTACCAGAAGATGTCGCGGGGGCGCTGACCGTGATGCTATAGGTCGATGAGTCAATATAGGTGATACGAAACTCTTTGTTCAGCGCAGAAGCAGGAATGCCGTTAACAGCGCCCACCACGCCAGAGATGGTCACAAAATCGCCGTTTCCAGCACCATAGCCCGGATCGTTGACGATGACGGTAGTCAGACCGTTGGTCGTTGTAAACGCGTTGGAAGCAATAGTGCTGGTGTAACGGATTGGCGTGATGTCGTAGAACTCGCCGCCAGAGGACTGCTGGATGTAGTACTTCAGGTGCGTGCCAAGACCCATCAGGTTGTAGCCAGCAAGCGTCACCCAGTTCCACAGCGACCGGCAGGTGCCCCAGAAAGACCCCGTGGGCGGCAAAAGGCCATCTTCTTGCGTACCCGTATCCTTAACCCAACCGCCCAGCTTTTCAGGATAGCCAGAGCGAAAGCGCACCTTGTCCATCTCGAACCAAGTACCTTCGTTGGCAAGAGACGTGGACTCCCGGTTGATGCCGGGTTTGAGTTGGAGCTTTTGCAGTGGCATGGGTGAGTCCTTACGCCGCAATCATCTTGAGCGCGGCTTCCTTAACCTCTTGGACGCGACGGCCCCAGCCTCGACCAAACGTGTCCCACGTGGGCAGAGATTGCAGGAAATCCAAGCGGGTTTGCTGGTATTTTTCCACAATATCGGCGACAGGCATAGCAGCAACTTTACCCAGCGTACCGGGGCCAATCGCCCCATCAGGCACGGCACCGACTGTGGTCTGGAGCCATTTAGCCGCCCGCCCCGGGCCGGAGTTCACCGCCGCGTCAAACACGATGTAGTCCACCCCTGCAGGTAGGTCATCCCCCCGCACGCGGTCCCAGTACTTGTTCTTGTATAGGGGGGCAACCAACTCAGGAGTCAGCGCCCGCATGGCCTTTTCATCCACTTCGTGGCCCACCCATTCTTCCCATACCCTTTTGGTAACGCCTAAATTAGTCATCCCTCCGGGATCACGTGGATGATTTACATACCCTCCTTCGTGATGAAGAATAGCTTTCAAAGCGGATTCAAAATTATCTTTCATTTTTTACCAGCCATAAGTTCGGTTTTAGCTTGGGAGCCAGCAGAGGAACCAAAATAATAGGCAATGATCCCGGTCCATGCGGTGCTGAGCGACCCCAGCATGATCAGGATGGTGTTGTTATCGCCCTCGACCTTGCCCAACAAAAGGAGGATCAAGATGCCAAAGAACCCCAGGGTGATGGTTCCAGCCAAGATCGGGGGCACCAGCGAGCGCGTCGTCATCTGCATCTCACGGGCGCTCTTCCTGTCATCCACCGCCAGCTTCTCAAAGTTCAGCCCTAGTTCATTGGCCTGCCTCTGGAGTTCGATCTCTGCGATCTTGATCTGGGCCACTTGCTCGGCGGTCAGCTTGTTGTTGGAGATCAGGTCGCTGACCTTGCCCTCATCCACCCCAATGGCCTTGGAGATGGCCGAAACCGCCATGCCCGCCAAGGGGCCACCCAGTGCCGACGCGACAGTCGGCGCAATCTGTTTAAGCCAGTCCATTACTGTTTACTCCTTGAAAGCATGGTTGCTGCAATCTGCAAGAGGACGCGGTACTGATCCACATCCGGCGGCTCTTCCTTCCAGCCTACAGTGATCTGACCCACCAACTTCCCCGGCTCCGGGGGAACGCCCACCCGGCACCCGTAGGTCATGCCCTTTTCGATATACCACAGACCGATCTCGGACTGAGCGGTTTTGTAGTGATTGCACGGAATCTCACCTGCCATGAGCGCCACCACATCCCGGTTGTTGGCTGCGTTGCTGGTAAACAGGCCGACATCCAGCCCCTCCAGCGACTTGTCCCGCCCCTGCTTGGTGTACGCCCGATACAGCACGCGGTTGCCAAACATGGGGTTGACCTTGAAGATCGCCACCACCGCAGCGTC